AAACGTTAAATCTATGATACCATCTACAGATAAAGTTATTAATTTATATCAAAATGTTATAGATAAAATAAAACCGTCGGTGTTTGAAACGATCTTTAACAATGATTGGTATAGTCGGCAGGGCTTTAAGGCAAAGACTTGGGTTGAAGTTAGTTACAAAGATTCTAAGGAAACTTGGGCTCCTCATTGGCCTGCATATGAAGATTTTATCAATAAACAAATAACTGAAGAAATATTACAGGAACTAAAGCAGTTTTATGGTTTTGACAATATAGATTTGTTTATAAAAGAAATACACCGATTTGAAAATAGAGATGACATACATCCTACTCCTATAGAACATTTAGAATATCTTAACAAGGCATTGCCTGAATTCTTAATATCTAAAGAAACTATTGAATGGGCACAACAAAAGCAAATAGATGCAGAAAAAGGCATTGAATATATACATCCAAAAATAAGTAGGCTATAATAAATGATAAAACAAGTATACGAATATAAAGAACTAAAACGCACAACAACAGAAAAGCAACGTTTATACACATGTCCTGATGGTAATGCAGTTCCTAGTGTTACAACAATACTAGACAAAACTAAATCAGAAGAAAAGAAAGCAGGACTAGCACGATGGCGTAAGAGTGTAGGAGAAGCTAAAGCAAAAGAAATAGTTACAGAAGCGGCCAACAGAGGCACACGCATGCACACCTACTTAGAAAACTATGTGCTTGGTGAAAAACTAAAAGATAAAGTATCAAATCCTTTTGCTCAGCAAAGTTTAGACATGGCTAAAGTAGTCATCGACGAAGGACTTAAAGATGTTGATGAATATTGGGGAACAGAAGTTATGTTGTATCATCCTAAGATTTATGCAGGCACTACAGACCTAGTAGGAGTACACAAAGGTGAGCCAGCTATCATGGACTTTAAACAAACTAACAAGCCCAAGAAGCGTGAATGGATTGAGGACTATTTCCTACAACTATGTGCATACGCAGAAGCACACAATGCAGTCCACGGAACTAACATTCGTAAAGGGGTAGTACTAATGTGTTCAAAAGATTACCAGTATCAAGAATTTATTTCAGAAGGTACTGAGTGGGATATGTGGTGCGACCTATGGTGGCAACGTGTTGAAGAATACTACGTCAAACATCGATAAATATGATTAATGGAACTTATATTATTTGCATTAATAATCAAACACTGTATAACAGATCTTGGTATACAAAGCCATTTTCTATGGGGCAAGACACATAACAAAATAAATTATTTTGGCTGTCATGTTCACTACCTGCATCATGCTATAGGAACATTTATAGCTTTCATATTATTCACAGATATTAAAACAGCTTTATTAGCAACAGTAATAGACTACATAGTGCATTGGCATGTTGACTTCACTAAACACAACGTTAATACTTACTTAGGATTAACAAGAAAAGACAAGCTGTATTGGTGGACAGCAACTGTGGATCAACTGCTCCATTTCCTAACATATTATTTGTTAGTCATCTATATTGCAAACTAGATAAATACTATCATATAAAATAGGATAAGAAGCATGGCAATAGTTCAAATATCAAGAATCCAGCATAGAAAAGGACTCCAAGAAAACTTACCTCAACTTGCAGGTGCCGAACTTGGTTGGTCAATTGATGACCGTAGACTTTATATTGGTAACGGCACTCTTGTAGAAGGTGCTCCAGTTATTGGAAATACAGAAGTCCTTACTGAATACAGTGATGTATTAAGTCTAGCAACAACTTACACATACAAAGGTGACGCCTCAGGTTACACAGCTAAAACAGGTGATCCTGCTGTTGAACGTAAGATAGGTAGTAAGTTAGATGAGTTTGCTAGTGTAAAAGACTTTGGTGCCAAAGGTGACGGCGAAACAGACGACACAGTGGCTATTAATAATGCGTTCTATGAATTATTCTGCCGAGAGAAAAATCCAGAAATTAGACGTAGCTTATACTTTCCAGCAGGTGTATACATTACCAGCGATACAATTAAAGTTCCGCCATATGCTAAAGTTTGGGGAGAAGGAGTTGAGTCATCGATTATTAGAATGGCTCCAGATGATTCTTCAGTACCAACTTTTGTTATGCGTACAACAGACAGCCTACAACAAACAGGTGTTAACATTGGTGCAAACTCAGCAACATTACCTAAGTATATTGAAATGGGATCAATGACTGTTGAGTCAACTATTGAGAATCATATTCTATTAATTGAATCAGCGGAACAATGTTATTTTGAATCAATAAATTTTAATGGTCCTTTGCAAAAAGCAAATTTAACAGATGCATCAAAAGGCACAATAGCAGTCGAAGTTGAAGGAACACCTTCAACAACACCAGAAATGATTACTTTTGATAAGTGTGGGTTTCATGGCACTACATACGGTGTTAAGGCAGACGCTAACTCAAACGGCTTTACATTTACTAACGGTAGATTTAGTAGATTGTTTAGAGGTGTGCAGTTAGGTGAAGCTACAACTGATGTTGGCCCATTAGGATATCGTATTACACAGAACTTATTTGATGACGTAGCAGACTCAGGCATTTACTTTGCTAACGTAAGTAAAAATATTTCTGGTTATAATGTATTCTTAGATGTTGCTAATACATTTAACGGTTTAGGTAATCCAAGTGAATCAATTATACAAATTTTATCAAACGACAATATATCTATTGGTGATATGTTTGAACGTAGTGATTCAGACGATTTACTACATACCCGAGTTGATGTTAGTCAAAACGTAAGAGGCATGTACTTTGACAATGCTAAAGGATTAGCTTTTGGTAACTTTGTCAGAGACTCAGGACTACGCGGTGACATTGCTAACAATCAACCAACACCACAAGCAGTGTTTACTAGAGCACAAAATGACTTCTGTTGTTTTGCTATAGACTATTCAATATCACGAGGTGATGCTAAACGTATTGGACGCCTCACAGTTTCATTAGCCGAAGGATCCAATGCACTTTCATACTTTGATGACTATAACGAAAACGCTTCGACAGGTGTTATATTATCAGTAGATGAGTCGGGCAGTAATTTTTCGTTAAAATATACTAGCACCAACGACGTTACTGGATACATCCATTACTCACTAACACATCTTAGATAGCAGGATGTGGTCAACAGACTTTGAAACACGACTACGTGAGTGGCGACAGTTACGTATTGACCTCCAAACTAAATCACTAAAAGAACAACTTGCTACTATAAGCACCTGGTGGGGCAAAGCCCCTAGGGTTAATCACGTAGTCCATTGGTACGATAAAGACAATTGGTTAGGTCCTTGGGAACTTTTGGCAGAAAAAGGGTACTGCGAACTTGCTTCTGCTCTCGGTTTAGCATATACTATAATGCTAGTTAACAAAGAAGCTGAGCTTACGCTAGTTAACGCAACTGATGAGTATGGAAGTGACGTTATTATACTATTAGTTAATAACGAACATATTCTTAACTGGGATATTAGTTCTGTGATAAGTAAAGAACAGCATAATTTTAAAATCAAAGAAACGTTTGACTGTGAGGCGTTGAAAGAGAAGATATAACAAATGGCAGAGATATTAGTAACAAAAAGAGACGGCAAAAAAGAACCGTTAGAGATAGATAAACTTCATAAAGTAGTAATGTGGGCATGTGAAGGTATCACAGGCGTTAGTGCTAGTGAAGTTGAAATTAAAGGCCACTTGCAATTCTACGAAGGTATTAAAACAGCAGACATACAAGAAACAATTATTAAGTCCGCCGCTGATCTTATCACAGAAGAAACGCCAAATTATCAATATGTGGCAGGACGTTTGATTAACTATCACATACGCAAAGACGTGTATGGTCAGTTTGAACCTTGGCATCTTAAAGAAGTAATAGAAAAGAATATTGGCCTAGGCATGTACGACCCAGACTTGATGGACTTGTACACTAGTCAAGAATGGGATAAGCTAAACGGATATATTAAACACGACCGTGATGAAAGTTTAACATATGTTGCTATGGAGCAATTCCGTGGCAAGTACCTAGTGCAGAATCGTGTTACTGGTCAACTATACGAATCGCCACAAGTAACTTATATATTAATTGCGGCAGTACTGTTTGGTAACTATCCTAAAGAAACAAGATTAAAATATGTGAGAGAATATTACGACGCAATTTCCACACATCAAATTTCACTACCTACTCCTGTAATGGCAGGTGTGAGAACTAGTCAAAGACAGTTTAGTAGTTGTGTGCTTATTGAGACTGACGATTCATTAGATTCAATTAATGCAACATCAGCAAGTATTGTTAGATATGTTTCACAGAAAGCAGGCATAGGTATAGGAGCAGGTAGAATACGTGCTATTAAGTCACCAATTAGAAAAGGTGACGCTTATCATACAGGTGTTGTTCCTTTCTTTAAACTTTTCCAAGCATCAACAAGAAGTTGTTCACAAGGTGGCGTCAGGAACGGTGCGGCAACATTGTATTATCCAATTTGGCATTTAGAAGTAGAAGACTTGTTAGTGCTTAAAAATAATAAAGGCACTGATGACAATCGTGTTAGGCACATGGATTACGGTATACAGTTTAACAAACTAATGTATGAAAGACTGTTAACAGGCGGAGATATAACTTTATTCTCACCACATGATGTGCCAGAAATGTATGATGCTTTCTTTGCTGACCCAGACAAGTTTAAAGAACTATATGAGACAGCAGAACGTAACACACGTCTACGTAAAAAAACAATTAAAGCAATTGATTTGTTTAGTCAGTTTGTACAAGAGCGTAAAGACACAGGTAGAATATATTTACAAAATGTAGATCATGCTAATACACATGGTAGTTTTAAAGAAGATGTGGCACCAATTAAACAGTCAAATCTATGTTGCGAAATTGACTTACCTACTAAGCCATTAAATGACTTAAATGACCCTAATGGTGAAATAGCTCTTTGCACATTAAGTGCAATTAATTGGGGTGTGTTTAAGAACCCAGAAGAAATGCAAAAAGCATGTGAACTTGCTGTTAGAGGATTAGACGCCTTGCTAAGTTATCAAAACTATCCTGTATTGGCCGCGGCCTATGCTACACAAAATAGGCGTCCACTAGGCGTAGGTATTATTAACCTTGCTTATTGGCTAGCAAAGAATGACTTTACATATTCTGACCCAAGTTGTTTACCAGAACTAGATCGTTGGGCACAGCATTGGTCATACTATTTGATTAAAGCAAGTGCAGACCTAGCAGAAGAATATGGCGCCTGTCCTAAGTCAAATGAAACTAAGTATCATGATGGTATACTACCGGTTGATACATATAAGAAAGATGTTGACGAACTAGTTGATCCAGTTGACCATGTTGATTGGAAAGGTTTGCGTGAACAACTTAAAGCTACAGGTATCCGTAATTCAACACTTATGGCACTCATGCCTGCTGAAACGTCTGCACAGATTAGTAACTCGACAAACGGTGTAGAACCGCCACGTAGTTATATCAGTGTTAAGCAAAGTAAGCACGGTGCATTACGTCAAGTTGTCCCTGAATTTAGACGCCTTAAAAACAAGTACGAACTGCTATGGGATCAAAAGAGTCCGGAGGGTTATCTAAAAATTATGGCCATTCTCCAGAAGTATATTGATCAAGGCATTTCGGTAAATACTTCTTACAATCCAGCCTACTATGAAGATGATAAAGTATCAATGAGTGACTTACTCAAGCACATTGTGATGTTTTATAAGTACGGCGGTAAACAGTTATACTACAACAACACACACGACGGGCAAGGCGAAATTGATGTGGATCGTGACGTAGCAAACACAGTAGAAGTTAACAATGATGACGAACAGTTTGATGAAGACGACTGCGAGTCCTGTAAAATTTAGTTAGGGGCAATTAGCCATGAGTGTATTAAATAAAAACAAAAAAGATCACACGAAAGCATTAGCATTCTTGGATCCACAAGGCGGACACGGTATACAACGTTATGATGTTGTAAAGTACCGACAGTTTGAAAAACTAACCGATAGACAACTAAGTTTCTTTTGGAGACCAGAAGAAGTAGATGTTGTCCGTGATGCCAAGGACTTTAAAGACTTGACACCATATGAGCAACATATTTTTACAAGCAACTTAAAAAGACAAATTGTACTTGATTCAGTTCAAGGTCGTTCACCTAACTTAGCTTTATTGCCGTTAGCTACTATACCAGAGATTGAAACCTGGATTGAAACTTGGGCGTTCAACGAAACTATTCACTCACGTTCATACACACATATTATTAGAAACATCTATTCAGATCCAACAACAGTGTTTGATGAACTAATGGACATCAAAGAAATTGGTGCATGTGGTGATGACATTTCAAGATACTATGATGACTTAATTCAGTATCAAGCAATGTACGATTACTTAGGTGCAGGAACACATACTGTTAATGGCAAGAAAGTAGAAGTAACAACATATGAACTTAAAAAGCGTTTATGGTTATGCTTAAACTCTGTAAACGTATTAGAAGGTATTCGCTTTTATGTTTCTTTTGCTTGTTCATGGGCGTTTGCCGAGCTTAAGAAAATGGAAGGCAATGCTAAGATTATTAAACTGATTGCTAGAGATGAAAATATTCATTTAGCAAGTTCACAACACTTACTAAAAATGCTACCGAATGATGATAAAGACTACATTAAGATTAAAAAAGAATGTAACGCAGAGGTAGTAGAAATGTTTAAGTCAGCAGTTGAGCAAGAAGAAGCCTGGGCAAAATACTTATTTCAGGATGGTTCAATGATTGGTCTTAACGAAGCATTACTATGCCAATACATTCAATGGATAGCTAACAAGCGTATGTCTTCACTAGGTTTAGACTCACCATATCAAGGTGGTTCAAATCCTTTACCGTGGACGCAGAAGTGGATATCAGGCAGTGAAGTACAGGTAGCACCACAAGAAACAGAAATTAGTAGTTATACTATTGGTGCAGTTAAACAAGACGTATCAGAAGATACATTTAAAGGATTAACACTATAGCATGAAATGGTTTTATAGAACTTTTCCGTTAGACAAAAGAGTAAAAATGCTACAGGCATTTGCTTATATTGGTTTAATCACAGGCATGATCATATACTTTGATTGGGCTTGGCTTGTAGCAGGACTTGCGTATAGTTGGATACTATTTTTAGTTGGTGCTAGCTGTGGACTACACAAATATTCAAGTCATAGATCATTTGAACCTAAGAATAGATTCTATAAAATTTTAATGTTATCGTGCAGTACTGTATTGAGTTTAGGTAGTAACGTGTCATGGGCATGTACACACAGAAAGCATCATAAGTATTCAGACCATGAGGGCGATCCACATTCACCAAATATCAACGGTGGTGGCTTTTGGCGTTCAATACGACTATGGTTCTACTACTTTCCAACATATCAAATTAATCCAAGAACAGTAAAAGATCTTAGCATTGATAAAGATCATAAGTGGTTCCACAATAACTACTTTAAATTAAATCTTGGAGTATTTTTAGTATTGTTTTTAATAAGCCCTAAGGTAGCAACATATTTTTATTTCCTACCAATCGTATACGGGTTCCAAGCTATCAGTTATATCACTGTGTTAGCTCACAACAAGTATCTTTACAAGTGGATAGGTTACACAAACTTTCCTAGTACAGATAGAACATTTAACTCAAAGATAGCATCAGTGTTTGTACCTGGAGACGGCAATCATAATAATCATCATACACAGCCTGCCGCGGCTAAGAATAAGTTTACTGCAAAGGATTGGGATCTTGCTTGGTGGTTTATTAAGTTAGCAGGTAAAAATGTTAAGGACGAGTATCAGCAGAAGATACACGCTTAGTCAGTAAGTCAGCAATTTCACCACTTAGATCAAACTTGTTATTTCTCTTACCGTAGTTTCTTTCACCTGGGTAAGCATGGTGTGTTTCGTGATATCCTTCTCCAGCAAATAGCCAAGTAAACAATACACTATCCCAACTAAGATCGTTTTCGTTATGTGGCTTAGTACCTCTAAACCAACGTTGTAGTGTTTCACTGTGTGCTATAACTGTTACCCAACTCATACCTAGTAGACAATATACTACAGGTAAAGCAAATAAGTAGACAACCAAGACAGGATCAACCATAAACAGTATTATTGGATAAACAGACCATATTTTCCAATAGTTATTATGATAGAATTTAATTTCTCGATCTTTAACTAAATCAATAACAACACGTGGATTAATCTTATCAGTCTCCATCCATAAGAACCATAGTTTAATGTTATGTAACCAGCTATCAGTTAGTGCGAATGGGTCTTGCTCGGTGTCTGAATGCTTGTGATGTGTTCTATGACCTGCCGCAAATTCTATAGGTGTTCCTAGGGTAGTCATTGTACCCAGTAACAATAATAAATGCTTTACAAGACGATTACGTGGGTCTAAGGCACGGTGTGATATCCACTTATGCAGGCTTACGCTAACGCCTAAAGTAAACAATATATAACCTAATATAAGCCCTGCGATTAATAGTGCAAAGTTAAAATTTATAACCAAAGTGGCAATAACGAGCAAATAAATGGTTGCTTGTGCTATGCGAACTCTGTTATAATTAGCAATCGATAACTTATTTTTTAGGTCATTGAATAGTGTCATAACTATATTTATAGATCTAAACACAGGAGAAGAAAATATGTTAAAAATCTACTCAAAATCAAACTGCCCGCATTGCGACAGTGCTAAAGCATTTTTACAAGCAAAAAGCATAGCATTTGAAGTTGTCGATATTGAAGCTGATTCAGAAGCAAGAGAATTTATGATTGGGGAAGGTCACAGATCTGTACCTCAAATATATAACGGTGATGAACTATTTGTAGAAGGTGGATATAGTGCATTAGTTAAATTAACAGAAGAAGAATTAAAGGAAAAATTATGAAATTAGAAGCAAAAGAAATCTACACATTCAAACTAGTTACTGGAGAAGAAGTAGTTGCTGAGACAGTATCGACAGCAGACGATCACTACATTATTTCTAAACCAACGACGATTATGCCAAACAACGAAGGTAAAATGCAAATGGTTCCTAGTGCATTTACTATGGAATTGGATGCTGACGTCCAGATAAATACAAGTGCAATAGCAATGATATTTGTAGCTAACGAATCAGTTAAAGCAAGTTACAAGAAAGCAACTACAGGTATTGAAGTACCTGAGAAAAAAATTATAACCGGATAAAATAAATGCCAGCAGTAGTAAGAAGAGGTGATGCAAATTCAGCAGGAGGGATAGCCACACAAGGTGCGGCCACAGTATTAGTTAACGGCAGAGGAGTAGTACCTCCAGGATCGTCAGTTACACCTCACCCTTGTTGTGGAGCAAAAGGTTGTGATGCACATTGTTCTGCAGTAACTACAGGTGGATCAGCAACAGTGTTTGCTGAAGGTAGACCAATCATACTAAGAGGCGACACTGACACGTGTGGTCATTCGAGAGCCCAAGGCTCACCTAACGTATTCATAGGTAGATAACATGGCAGGCTTTTTAACACCAATGCAGATGAATGCAGGGGCCGGGCTACTTCAAAACAGTGGCATAGGTATTTCTCCAGCACTTACAACAAGCATTACTTCATACACCGGCATTACAGCAATTGATACTATCACATACTGTCACGACAACTCAAGCCAAGTTACAGGTTCAACACTGACTAATTTACAGAGTTTAGGTGATGGAGTGTTTCCTGGACTAACAAATATAGTACTTCCAACAGACCATGCAACGGTAGGAGCAGGTGCATTAACTACAAAAGTAACAGCACACGCAAACAGCCTATTAGGGGCAGACGTTGGTGTTTTTGCACAGCACTTATCTATGGCATCTGCATTTGCCACGTCATCAAATGAATTTATCACAAGTGCGTTAAACGCTGATACTACATTTGAGATGAATACTGATATTAACAATTTAATAACAGGTGCATTAACAGATACAAGTCTAGCATTACCAACTCTAGCTAGTGATTTATTAAACTCGGGCAACTTACTTGATTATAACGATCTAAGAAACTTAGGTAATCCAATGAGCTTTGTTAAAATCTATTTTCAACAAGGTGGTGGACTTCCAGTTTTAGACAAATATTTAACTGCAGAAGGCATTAATACAGCAGGGCTTACTAATGCTGTGACTTTAAATAACCCAAGCAGTTTAGTAAATATCAAAGTAAACGAATTAGGTACAAGTGGGTTAACAAGTTTTCCGGATGGAGTAACTGCTGAAGAAACTGATAATACAAAAGCAACTAATCAAGGTTTAGGCCAAGCAATATGGAATGCGTTAGGTAAAGTTAAAGATGATGATCTAGTTACTATGCAGGCTGTATTAAATTCAAGCATTGTGGGATTAGAAACAGCACAAGACTTTATGGATCCTAAAAAAATATTCCCTCAGACATATGAGAGTCTCAAAGCATATGATCCTAATGGAAACAAAGCATTTATATACATCAGTCAGTCATTTAATCCACAACACAATGGATCAGGTGAAGAATTTTATAGCTGTGTTCCAACATATATAGCAGATGCAAATCAAGCATTGGCTGGAAGTTTACAACAGATCAAAGACGTGTTTAATATCACTAGCCAACAATTAAGTCAAGTAGCAGAAAAACTTGAAACTACCAAAGGACTGACTACTATTGAATCATTGAGTAAGCCAGTACCGGATACAACTATAAACTTCTTTAAAAATATATACGGAGTAGGATCAGGAAAAAACGGACAGTTCTTAGTAACAGATGTTATAGGAACATGTGCAGGGTTTACACATACAGAAGAATTTGAACAACTAGCTACAACCGTTGGTGCTTTAGATGATTTAAATGAATTAGACAATCTAGCTAACTTGTATCAAACAATGAAAAACTTGTTTGACAATGCCGCAACATACTATACAATAGTTGAGGATCTACCGTCAACAATTCCTCCAACGTATACAGAAACTTGGTATATTCCAGCAGGTCGATATGGTCTAGGTGCATCAAGTTATGGTTCAAGAAATCTTGCAGTTAACGCAGTAATTACTGCTATTGATATAGAGCTTGCAAGATTGCAGACTGCGTATACATCACAGGCAACATCAACAACAACAAACATTACTAATTCATCAGCACAGATTAAACGCGAACTAGTAAATATGCCTAAAGCAGGACTTGTTCCGGCTGACACTCAAACGGGTACTAAAAGTGCAGTATTGGGACTAGTGACAAACTTACATGATTACGGTGCAGATGATAGCCTCGGTGGAACTGGTTGGATATTAGAGAATATTGCATCATCAGACTTCTATGGTGAAAGTTTAGTAGCGGCTCTCAGAGAAGGACGTAATATTAGACAGCTAAATAATGCCGCAATTGGAAATGCACTAGCAATTAATGCAGACACTAGAACAAGCGAAAAAGCAACCTTAGCAAATGCATCATATACTGTGGACGAAGCAAAAGAAAATTTATAATGACAACATTAATAGTTACTCTTATACTGATTCATATTCAGCAGTTTACTAACTCTATATACATGCACAGAGGAGTATCACACGGTGCTCTAGAAACACACCCGACTCTAGCATTGATATTTAGATGGTTAATGTGGTTTACTACATATCAAATGGCGGCACCAAATTGGTTACAGAAGTATGCGGCCAAACATAGGATGCACCATAAGTTTAGTGACACTGAACGTGATCCTCATTCTCCAAGATTCTTTACAGCCAACGAATTAACAGACTGGTCTAAGAGTATACATCCAGGTAGTGCAAATTATATCAGTGAAGACAACATACAAAAATTTGCGTCCGATGTAACAACACCAGACACCTGGAGTGATCGAAATGTATTTAGAAAGTATCCTTTCTTAGGAACTCAAATATCTATGATTGCACTTATATTAACATTGGGGGTATGGGGGATTATTCCAGCTGTTATTATTTTTAAGAATGGATATTTTGGAACTATTATAATCAACTACCTAAGTCATAAATGGGGTTATACTAATTTTAATGTTAATGATGATAGCCGTAATTTATTTCCTATAGGCATATTTCAATGCGGTGACGAACTGCATAACAATCATCACCGTTTCCCTAACGGTATAAGCACACGATGTAAGTGGTGGGAGTTTGATTTAGGATACATTTATATTAAACTTCTAAGTTTTATTGGACTAGTAAAAATTATAGAAAAGAAAGTATAGTATGTCAAAGATTTTATTTTTAATATTGTTTATTCCTACTTTAGTATTTTCAGCAGAACAGCACCAGATGAACGAAAATGATCTGGCACTAGATATTACAAACGCAGACACAGTACAGAATGGTCGAGAGTGGTATGACAGACGCTGTTCGTTTTGTCATGGCGGCCAGGGCAAAGGTGGTAAAGGACCTTGCCTAACGTGCGGTAAATTCACATACAGTGCAAACACTAATATGGCAATCTTTACAACCATCAGTGTTGGTATTACCAACAAAAGTTTAGGTGGCACAATGGGTGCGTTCGGTACAACTATTGACGGTATGGATATTGTTGCTATTGTAACTTATTTGCGTAACGAAGAAAGACGCAGAATCGAGTCTGGTGAGATTAAAGATCCATATACTGTACAAGAACAAATGGTCTTTCCTGAATGATCATCGAGCTTTATCTAAAAATTCCCAATACTGTACAGCCTAATCTAACACTAGAGTTCAATAGTGATACGATCAACGAACCAATTAGTAAAGAACCAAATGAACATGGACATTATGCTTGGATATTTACAGTAACACCCAAGCAAGAAAACATAATAAGATTACATGCTTCTGGTCTTGGTAGTATTATGGATAAATCAAAATATGTAAGTGTAGTTGAAGTTATTGCCGACGGTGTTAACTTTGATATAGTTCATCAGATGAACTGTAATGCTCAACCTAAAGGCTTAGAATATCAAAAAGGAGCCACGCAGTTAGACTGTGCAGGGTATATTGAAATACCAATCGGTGCTCCAGTTTGGCAGTATTGGTGCGAGACTCTTACCAAGTTCAAGTATGAGGACTATACAGATTGGCAATAGATAAACTAACTTTAGATTATTTTAATAATGACTTTCCAGGCTGGGATTATTCTAAGCCTGTTAAAATAGCAGACAATCCATATTGGACTCAAGTTCCTTTTATAGAATTAGATCTTGATTTAGATATAGATTATCTTAGACATCTAACCAATGGGTTTGATCCTAAGGATTACGGTAAACAATCAAGAGAACAAGGAAACTATCAAAAAGAAAAAAGACTAGTTGGATGGGAGTGTAACAAGATACTATGGAACCATGGTAATCGACCAACATATACTTCTGATATTAGAAACAAAAAAATGGTTGACCTATTAGATATCATCAAGCCCGAAGAACAAGAACAAGCCTTAGAAGATCATCTAACAAGCAAAGGACTTAACTTTAAAGTGCTTCTTCATATGAAATTAACTCCCGACAGCTATCTTAGGCCACATCGAGACTTCAGTGACAATTGGCCTCTCTTGTATGCGTGGATACCGGTAAACTATCCTGAAGGTGCAGAGCTAAGATTTTACCCATTTGGAACAGTTCCTGTAACAGAAGGTAAAGTTTATTTCTTTAACCAGTATCATTTTATTCACGCTATAAGAAACACCAATCCTGAGATAACTAGAGACTGCTTAATTGGTCATTTAGACGAAGACATACAGGATACTCCAGCGTGGCGCCAGCGTATGGTAGATGCTATTAATCAACAGTACAATAGTTGACAAAATAATAAAAAGGCCATATAATAACGGTATTATCAAGCTGTAAATAAAACAAAAAGAAGTTATAGGAGAAATTATGACAGTAGTCAAAAAGGTACTATACGGAACATTTGCAATTTTATTAACATTTGGAATAACAAATCAAGTTTCAACTAATTCTGAAGAAGACCTGGTAGCTAAGATCACTAAGATACAAGAAGATGTGACTACTGCTAAACTTAGACAAGAAGAGCAGTGGATGAATCAAATTAGTTGTTTAGCTCGTAATGTTTACTACGAATCACGTGGTGAAAGTTACGAAGGTCAACTAGCAGTAGCAGTGGTTACTCTCAATAGAGTAAAGCACTCAAAATTCCCTAACACAATCTGCGGTGTTGTTAACGAGCGTAAACGAGCAGGCGGAAAACTAGTATGTCAGTTCTCGTGGAGATGTGAAGGACATACAAATCCTAAGAAGCGTATCAGCCAAGCACACGAAAGTTACCAAGCCGCAATGGATGCTATATTTGAATACGATTACTTAACAAAAGAACTTCTTACAGAAGATACTCTGTATTTTCACGCCAAGCATGTAAAGCCAAGATGGCGTAGACACAAACAAGTGCTAGCTAAGATTGATAATCACATATTTTATAAGAATAAACCTGGCGATAAACGCAGATAAGTGTTGTAAAAAAACAACAAATTAAAGGACATTTATTGTCCTTTTTTTGTCTAAAAAGGTTGACCAGAAAATCCAAAACCGCTATAATGTATTTGTAAGTTAGAAAAACGGTTAATTATTTAGGGGTAGATAATATGACATACACAACAGAAAATCCAACACTAGAGTTACTACAAGAAAAATACAACTCTACTGCACCAAGATTAAACTATAAAGGCGAACCAATTAGAGGCGGTATGACTGAAGGTCAATGGAACCGTGATGGTGTTGCTGTGTTAGGTGGAGAAACAAGCTACGGTTCAGCTGGTGTTACAAAACATGCTTGGAAACTTGGTAAACAAGGTGAAGTTCGTTGGGTATCATCAAATAACATTCCTCCAACAGACATCTTAGAAATGGCTGTAGTTGATGGTACAATTACTTGGGAAATGTTTGAGCGTTCAACTAAACAAAACTCAATTGAAACTACAGAATTTATTAAACGTTATCAAGCTATGCGAGAGAAAAATGGTTACTCAGAAGAAGAAAGATTTGAAATGAAAGCGGCCTTTGGTGATGAAGAAATAGTTGATATATTTACTGGCAAGGTGGTATCATAATGGGTTGGGAAGAATACAATTTGATCTATATTTTTACTGCTATTCTCTTTGCAGTAAACTTTTTGTTTAAAGGTCCAATGGCCATTGTTTGGCTTTTAATTTACTCGGCTATTGGTGGGTTCTTTGGAGGATGGTCAGGATTTTGGGTCACTGGCATGGTAGTTGGTATTGTGTCATTGTTCAGCGGTAGCGGTAGCGGAAGTAGCTATAGCAGTGGATACACAATACGCCAAAGTGAACAGAAAACTTGGTCGTCGACCAACATTGACCATAAGATCATTGACGTAGATATTACTAAAAAACCATAGGACGTAAAAATGTTACCAACTGTAGGCACAACGATTACTGTTACAACTGAATACAAACGCCCTAGCATATGGGGAGATATTCAGCACAATGAAACTACTGGAGAAGTTATTAAGTCTCCTAAGTGGTTAAAGCCTGGAGAGTTTGCTATTGAAAATCCTAATCTTCCAAGTGGCTTTTCGGTAATCAATATGAAGAATGTTGTTGACATTAGAGACGCTGACGGACACGAATACAAGTTTACTACAGACAGTTCAGTTAAGGTTTGGGCAGTTACTGGTAGTAAAGGCAACGAATATACTGTAAAGTTACAAGATGGAGAATACAGTTGCGAGTGTGTTGGCTTTCAGTATAGAAAAGATTGTAAACACATTAAACAATGTATATAGGACTTAAAATGAAACCTTGGGAAATAATAAAACTGCTCGAAGCAGACAACAGCAGACTAGCGAAAGAGAAAATACTTCGCGATGAAGCCGGCTGTGCAAACAAAGAATTCTTCCACGGAGTCCGTCTAGCCCTTGACCCCCTAATTACATATGGTGTTAAGAAAGTAGATATACAAAAAGGTCCAGGTGGGCCTGGGTTAGATTGGACCATTTTTCAACAAGCACTGGATGGCTTTCGTTCTAGAGAAATTACAGGCAATGCCGCTCAGCTAGTGTTAGATACAATGATGGAATCAGCAACACAGGAACAATGGAACGATTGGTACAGACGTATTCTTATTAAAGACCTACGTTGTGGTGTTAGTGAAAAGACTGTGAATAATGTAGTTAAGAAAGACTACCCCGACTATGTTATTCCAGTCTTCACTTGCCAACTAGCACATGATGGTGCTAACCATGAAAAGAAATTAGTAGGTAAAAAACAGATTGAAGTTAAGCTAGATGGCGTTAGGGTTATTGCTATATTACATAAGAATAAGCGGCCTGAAGTGTTTAGTCGTAACGGCAAGCAGTTTCATAATTTTGAACATATTGTAGATCAATTAGCTCATGTTGTAGAAACTTACGGCATCGGGACAGATATGATATTAGATGGTGAAGTAATGAGTAGCTCATTTCAAGACTTGATGAAGCAAGTTCACCGTAAAACTAATGTGCAGTCTGACGATGCCATCCTACATTGTTTTGATATGATTACCTTGGAAGAATTTCAACAAGGTGGTAGTGTTCGTCCACAACATGAGCGTTCACAAGAGCTAGATAGTTGGATAGAAAAACATGCACCTGAACTTCCGCATGTTGCTACACTGACTTGGGAGGATGTAGACTTAGACACCGAGCAAGGACAAGCTACGCTTAAACAGATCAATAAGCAGGCTATT